ATAATCAGTATAAGAGTATCAAAATGACTGATACTGGATTTGACTCGTTTGATCCATTTGAATTCTGGTGTAATAATCCAGAAAATAAACGCGGATTAAAGAATTTGGATAATACTGTCTTTTTAAGTAGAAGTAGAAGCTTTGAAGTCAATAATATTGAATTAGGTTTACATGGTGACATTGGAACAGGTGGTTCTAGAGGTTCTATTAAACAATTCAGTAAAATTGGTCCTAAGTGTATTATAGGACATTCACATTCTCCGGGGATTTACGAGGGTGCCTACCAAGTTGGTGTTAGTGCCAAGCTCAACCTTGAATACGTCAAAGGACAGCCTTCTAGCTGGCTTCACACGCATTGTTTGGTGTATCCAGATGGTAAGCGCACTTTGATCAATGTTATTAACGGTAAATGGCGCAGAACTTAATAAATATATAATTGGAGACTATCAATGAGTACTAATTATAATTTAAATAGAATGCGCAAGTTGGCAGGATTAACTGAGGGCAACTTGAATGAAGGTGGATTTGGTTCTGATGGGTACACTGGTGATTGGCAAGCGGAAAAAGATCGTAGTGGTGGTGAAAATCTAACAGAAGTAGATGATTTATATGATGCATTCAAAAAGGCTAATAGAGAAATAAATGCCGACATTTATCAACTGTGTGCAGAATATGGTGTTGATGATACCGATGATTTGTCAAGACATGATAGTCAGTTTGACGAAATATTTGCAAAGTACTATGCACTTGTAGATGCACTTAAGGAATATCACCCATCAGGTTATAGTCACAGATAACACACTTTAATTAACATTATAAATACTTGAAATTATTGAGTATTTATAATGTCAAGAAGTAAGAACCCAAGACTTAAACGGGCTAATGTTGAAATCGAATATGATCTGAAAATGATCCAAGATTTGGAACGTTGTAAAAACGATCCAATTTATTTCATAGAAAATTACGTTTATATTAAAGGTATGAAGGGCAAAGCCCTATTTAAATTATTTGATTATCAGAAACAGATGATCAAAAATTACATGAATCATAGTAGAAACATAGTATTAGCAAGCCGTCAGGTCGGTAAGACCGAAACATCTGCAGCATATATTCTATGGTTTGCCATCTTCCATGAAGAAAAAACAATACTTATTGCTTCTAATAAATCTGATAATGCTAAAGAAATTATTGGTAAAGTCGTTTACGCATATGAAGAACTACCCGATTGGATAAAACCCGGAATTGATGAAAATACTTGGAACAAATTTTCTTTACAATTCGAAAATCGCTCAAGAATAATGGCAGCAACAACTGCTGTTGATACAGGTCGTGGTCTATCCATCGATTTGTTATATGTGGACGAATTAGCCTTCGTTAAAGCACATATTCAAGACCAATTCTTTACATCTATTTTGCCAACATTGGCATCTCGTGTTGATGGTAAGATGATTATATCTAGTACACCAAATGGTGACAATAACTTATTTGCTACGCTATGGAGAGCCGCTGAAGCTAATATAAAAGATGCTTTCTTTGCCACATTTGTTCCGTGGTATTCGGTACCGGGACGAGATGAAGCTTACAAAGCTAAAATGATTGCCCAATTTGGTGAACGTAAATGGCGACAAGAGTTTGAATGTGAATTCCTATCTGCTGACCATACATTAATTGATACGATGATATTAAATCAAATTGAAGCTGAAAATGAGCAGGCTGGAATTACTGTTAAGTTTAAGATAGGTGAACAAGATTTTTATAAAGAAGTTAGTAGAACACAATCATATATTGTTGGTGTTGACTTATCAGAAGGTGGTGGTACGGATTATAGCGTTGTTCAAGTATTTGAGTTTCCATCCCTAGAACAAGTTGCTGAATATAGAACAAACTCTACATCTCCTGCGGAATTATATGGACATATTAAAAATGTCTTAAGATATCTAGAGCATTATGCTAAAGACTTATATTTTAGTGTAGAAAATAATGGACTAGGCCAAGCGATTGTGGCATTATATGAAGTGGATGAACATCCACCAGAAAAAGCTTATTTTATTTCTGAAAGTGGTAAGGATAAGATAGGGATATTTACGTCAGGTAAAAGTAAGATTAAATCATGCTTACTATTAAAAGAAATGATCATCAAACGTACAATGAAAATATTTTCAAAGACTATGATTTCGGAGTTAAAATCATATGTTAGAAAGGCGGGATCATATCAAGCACAAACAGGCTCAACTGATGATTGTATTGCTGCAACTTTAATAGTTTTAAGAATTGTCGAAGAATTAGCATCTTTCGATGATAATGCATATCATAAATTATATACAGCCGGTTTGCAAGAGATTGAAAAGATGGAAAGTAATGAAGAATGGGTTCCGGCTGATTATTATGATGATAATTATGAACCTCCAGTAATTCTTATTTAATAAATAGTGGAAGGGAAATACTATGTGTGAGAAACATAAAATTGTAATCGAAGATACATTTCAACGACTTTACACTAATACTAAGAATAATTTTGACACGCCACGTGATCAAAATTCTAAGCGTGTTCAAGTGTTTACTACAGCATATATACCATCATTACAGAATAAATCTTTAGAAATTAGAGCTAAAACAAAAACAAATAATGGTGGTTATGATACAATAATATATCTACAAGATATAAATTTTGTAGAGGAAGATACCCCGACTAGTATTAAAATAAAATCAACCGATAATACTGAGTATAGTATTGAACCTGTGGATTCTAATACTAATGTACAAGTTACTTGTACATGTTTAGATTTTTATTATAGATTTTCTGTATGGAATGATAAGAAAAATTCTTTGTATGGTGATACCCCTCCACCTTATGTAAAACGTAGTAAAACCAATAGGATGCCTGTCAACCCAACAAAATCTGCTGGCCTATGTAAACATTTGATTCGATTTTTTGATCATATAAAACGAGAGGGAATTATTAGGTAATTATACTTGTTTCATTGTTAATTATATTTTTTAGAATAATATGGTTCACGTTCCTACAGAACATATAAATATTCATGTTAGGGTTGATTCTAACATTAGCATATATTAGAAAGTAGTAAAACGATTAGCATATATTAGCAAACAAGGAGCATATATTATGTCAAAGAAATCATTTGCAGAATTAAAAGCAAAATTTAAGCAACAGCAGCAAGAAAAAGAACAAAAAGGTGGTAACAAGTTTCAGAATAACGATATTTACCCATTCTGGACAATGAACGCTGGCGATGAATGTATAGTGAGAATTCTCCCAGACGCGAACAGCGAAAACCCAGCACCATTCCCAATCTCAGTAGAATTATTAGAGCATCAACTTTTGGTTGATGGTAAGAACAGAAAGATTCCAAGTTTAGAAAATTGGGGCGAAGCCGATCCTATTGCAGAATTATCACAGAAGTATTACAAAATGGGTGATGCTGATAAGGGTAAAATGTATTGGAGAAGCAAAATCAACTTACTCCGCGCTCTTATTATTAAAGACCCTCTTCCAGTTGATCCAGAAACAGGTGAAAATGCAGAAGGTAAAGTGAAAACATTACGTTTTGGATTCCAAATGATGGAAACATTATTAGATGGTATCGCAAGTGATGAAATTGATATTGAACCATGGGATTTAAAAAATGGATTCAACTTCCGAATCAAGAAAACTGTACAAGGTAAGGATAAGAAAGGAAAGGAACAATACACATATGCAATAGGCTCTGGCTTTGTAAGAAATTCATCTGATATCAGCGATATGAATGTTGAGTTAGTCGATTTACAGACTCTCTTACCTGCGAATCCGGGCTTAGAAAAAGTTCAGAGATTATTGGATGCACATATTAGTGGTACTAATTATGAAGAAGACGATGATAATCAGGACAATGGTGATGAGGAAGAAAAAACATCAACCACATCCAAGCCAAGCAATGATGACAATCCACCTGACGATGCTCCAGACACTGATCCAAGTGATGATGCAACAGAAAAGGACGAGGACGATGACGAAGATGAAATCATCAGAAGAATTCTAGAAAAGCGTAACGCTAGTAAGTAATAAACAGTGTGGGGCGTAATGCCCCACACTTGTTTCTGGGATTTGAATAAATTATTAACAGGTATTAATATGAAATTTTTAGAAAAATTTAGAAAAGATGTAAGTAAGGAAGATGGGATTAATTTAGATATTATTGACCCAACTTTCTGGATTGGTAGTGGTAATTACATTATCAACAAGATTCTATCAGGTAAGTATCAAAAAGCATTCCCACAGGGACGCATATCGGCCATTACTGGCCCATCTGCTGCCGGTAAGACCTTTGTGGCATCGAATGTCGCTAGAGAAGCGTTAGAGAACGAAATAGGAGTGCTGTATATTGATACAGAGAATGCAATTGATAATGGTCACTTAAAATCTATGGGTATTGATCCTGACCATCCGTTATTACAGTATGCTGATTGTTCTACATTAACACAATGTATATTCATCGTGAGTAGTTTCATCAAAGCGTATAGAGAATCTGGGGAAACTCATAAATTCTTAATCATTATCGACTCATTAGATATGTTACAGACAGATTCTGATGCTGAAAAGTACGATAAAAATACAATCGGCGGTGATCAAGGACAATGGGCTAAACAATGTAAGAAGATGTTGGGTGCCTTTGTTCAGGATTTGAAGCGAGTTAATATACATATGCTTTGCACCAAGCAAGTTTATGCAAATCAAGACCCAATTGATAGTAAACAGAATCCATGGAAATTTACGGATTCTTTGAAATTTGCATTCTCGCAAATATTGGTTGTGTCTAGATTGCTCTTAAAGGATAAGGATACAAATACTTTTAATGGTATAAAATTACAAGCATTTGAGTTTAAAACACGTCTTACTCAACCGTTCCAGAAATGTAAGATTGAAGTGCCATATGAAACGGGTATGGATAAGTATACAGGTACATTGGAAGCGGCTTCTGGTTTGGGTATTGTAGAGAAGAATGGTGGTTGGTATACATTTAAAGGTGAAAAGTTTCAAGAGCATCGATGGAAGAAAGATGACGCATTCAAGGAACTCATATTCCAAGAATTATTGAAACATGAATCAGAAAACTTGTTTATCCAAGGCGAAGATGAAGAATTGGATATGAGTGAAGCTGAAAAACCTGAAGATGTTGCTAAACGTAGAAAGGCTCGTGCTGCAGCCGCAGCAAAAGATAGTGAGTCCAGTGACGTTTAAACATGTCAGAGATTTTATCTAAGATACAAAAGAGAGATAAGGTATTTTTTTCTATGTCAGAAAAAATCCTGTCTAATATAAAGGAAAAGTTAGATAAAGCGTTCCAATATCTAATTAAAGAAGATCGACCAGTTGAGTGGGTGTCTATTCAACTGGCCGATGGAACAACAAATTTTGTCTATATCGAAGGTATTTTTAAACCAAGGTTAGGTGATATAATAACATATGCTGATGGTTCGCGATCAGAAATAACAAAAGATAATATAAATAATGCTTACAAGAATTTTGTTCGTGTAATGTTGTCTATAGATGTTCTGGAAAATGGATCGCCCGTAGAGATGTATGAAAAATTAAAAGATTATAATCAATTAAATTCATTATTATCAAAAGATGAACTGATCGATCTTATAAATGAAACACATTGTGAAGATTTATCAGATTTATTGCACGATGATAATATATTATCTAGATTAACTAGACCACCACAAATTGCAGGCTTTCTCACACGAGACATGACAGAAGAACAAGTTGTTCAACTCTCACTATACTCATTAAGAGAACCGGAAAAAACGAGTAAACATTAATGAGTATTTTAAGCGTATTAGATAAGAAAGAATTTTCTAACATTGATAAAATTTTAAAAGCTTACAAAAAAGAAATTAAAGATTGGAAGTCCCACCTAATAATAGATGGGAAAAATATAGAAATTGCCAATATTGAGCAGATGAGCCACCTTGCTTTTTATGATGAAATAAAAGTAGAATTGAAAAGTTTGTTAGATTTTTTTGATATGAAGGTTAAACAAGTTCGTGGTGAAGTATTAAGTTACATAATAAAAAATTCTAGATTAGATTTACAATTACAAGCCAGAGAACGTATGGTAGACTCTGATCCAAAATATTTACAAATATACGAAACATATTTGACTGTAAAAGAATTATACAATTTGGTGGATTCCATAGTTACAAACTTTAGAGATAGAGCATGGGCGCTAGATCGTTTAGTTAAGATACGCATTGCTGCATTACAGGATATAACATTATTTATATGAGAAATCAATGTATAATTAAAATACTAGATGAAGTCAATGCAGTTATAATCGGGTTGAATAATGAAGAATTATCTATTCTAAAAGATCATTATGCATTAAAAGCTAAAGGATATTTTTTCTCTCCGAAATATAAAATGGGTGTATGGGACGGAAATATAAATTTCTTCTCAGCAAAGGGTGTAACGTATGTTAGACTTTTGCCTGAGATTGTCAAATTAATAAAGACTATGGGTTATAGTTTAAAATTAATAGACAATAGATCAGCATATACATTGAATGTTCCTCAAATCGATCAGAACTATTTCGCGAAATTTGTTTTAAGAGATAAACCAATAACATTAGCAAAACATCAATATGAAGCTGTAAATGCAATCACAGAAGATGATCATACAGGGTGTGTTGAGGCAGGTACAGGTGCAGGTAAATCCTTAGTCAATGCTGCATTATGTGATGTATATAATAAGCATGGAAAATTAAAGACTATAACAATAGTTCCCACAACAGATTTGGTGCTACAAACTAAAGAAACTTTTGGTATGGTAGGATTGGATGTGGGTGAATATAGTGGTACTGAAAAAGATTTAAACCATGATCATACTATTTGTACGTGGCAAAGTGTAATCAATAACCCAAAAATAATGTCTATGTTTAATATGGTGGTGTTAGATGAAGCCCACCGTGTAGCTGGTAAATCATTACAGTTATTACTAAACCAATATGGGTCACATATCATTGTGCGTGTGGGTCTTACTGGTACAATACCAGAGGATGAAACCAATGCATTAACATTGAAATTAACAATGGGTGATATTAAATATAGAGTGCCAGCATCTGAACTTATCGAAATAGGTTGGTTAGCTAATTTAAAGATAAAAATAATAATATTAAAAGAATTATTGAAGAAAGAATGGAATATATTTCAAAAGAAAAATCCTGAAGCTGCAGCAGAAACTACTTATGAAAAATTTAAGACTGAAATATTCCCAGATTATCCATCTGAGAGAAATTATTTGTACACTAAAAAGATACGAAATGAGACTATTTCTAGTATTATCGAGGATAAAAGCTTAAGTGAAAAGGGTAATACGTTAGTAATTGTTCCTTCTGTTAAACAGGGTAAACAAATCCAAGAACACATCGAGAATTCTTATTTTATTGATGGGACAGATAAAAAGAAAATACGAAAAGAGATTTATGATCTGTTCAAAATTAATAATAATGTTGTAGTTATTGCAACTTACAAGTTAGTTTCCACCGGATTAGATATACCACGAATATTCCATTTATTTTTAATAGATGCTGGCAAGAATTATGAAACTATAATCCAGTCCATAGGACGTGGGTTAAGAAAGGCTGATGATAAAGATTTTGTTAATGTTTATGACATATGTTCGGATACGAAATATTCTAAACGGCATCTTACTCACAGACGAAAATTTTATAAAAATGCTAACTATAATTATATCGTTAAAACGGTTGAATATGATTAAAAATAACTGTATAATCGAGTGATAATGGGAAGAATTATGGTAATTTTTGATGAAAATACGAAACCCGTACTAATAGATAATATAAGTACACCGTTGTTAACAACACATTTCTGGGTTTTAGATTTAGAAGAAAGAGATTTCAAACTGAATAAATTAGAGGTTCTTGAAGAACACACAACACCTATGCTTGTCATTCAGATATATGGATATTCAATTGAGCTTCCTGCGGATTGGAATATATTGATTTCTTCAAAGGAAACAACGCAGTTAGATATAACTGAGGTTTCCGATTTAACTAGGGGTAATTTTAGTGTATTTGTAATGAATCACACTAACAACAAAACATTTAATGCACCAGTAAAAGTTATTCACTACGAACCTAAAGCTATATTATATTCCCCATCATTGGCTAAAAATCAGATGTTATGCCATGCATTAGGCCCAATCGGGTGGATTTGC